AGCCGGCGGACAAGCCGGCGGACAAGCCGGCGGACAAGCCGGCGGCCAAGCTGGCGGATAAGCCCGACGCCAAGGGCGAGGCCGCCGCCGGCCCCAAAACCAAGCCCGCCGTTAAGGAGAACGGCAAGTAATGGCTTGCTATGCCACCGTTGCCGACCTGACCGCGCTGTACGGCGAACAGGAGGTGATAGTCCTGACCGACCGCGAGGAGCGGGAGAACGCCGAGGAAACGGCGGGCACGGTGGACGCAACCGTCGCGCTGGAGGCTCTGCAAAGGGCCTCCAGCGAGGCGGACAGCTACCTCGCCGCGCGCTACCCGCTGCCGCTGGCCAGCACCCCGCAGGCGTTGGCCAGCGTTGTGTGCGACATCGCCCGCTTCCGCTTGACCGGCGGCGAGACCACGGAGACCACGCCCATTGCCGACCGCTACAAGGCGGCCATCGCCTGGCTGAAGGACATAGCCAGCGGCCGGGCCGTGCTGCCCGGCGTGGCCACCGTGGCCGCCGGGGGCGTGGGCGGCGTGGAGTTCAACGCCGGCCGCCGCGTGTTCGCGCGGCCCGCTCCGGCGGAGGAGGCCTAATGGCTGTGGACATCGCCGCCATAGAAGCCGCCATGCTGGCGCGCATAGCCGGGGCCAAGCTGCCGTATTTGCGCACCGTGGCCACCTACGGCGGCGAGCTGGACGAGGGCTTGACCGAGGCCGTGCGCCAGTTCCCGGCGGTGTGGCTGGCCTTTAAGGCCATGGGCGAGGGCCAGCCGGTCAACACCGCCAAAAGCGTGTACCGCGCCCCGGCCACGTGGGTGGTGTTTGTGGCCGCGCGCAACCTGCGCAACGAGGCGGCAACCCGCAAGGGCGACCGCGTGCGCGTGGGCACCTACCAAATGCTTGCGGACGTGCGCGCCTTGCTCGCCGGCCAGGATTTGGGCCTGGATATCGACAACCTGCGGCCCGGCCGCGTGCAAAGCATGGTCAACGCCAGGTTCCAGGGCCAGGGCGTCAGCGTGTACGCCATGGAGTGGCACACCCGCGTGGATTACCGCGTGTTCGAGCGCGGCACCGGCCAGCCCACCACAGGCGCGGACGGACAGCCCACGCCCACGCTGCCGGAGCTCTCGCAAATCGGCATCAACTATTACCTCACCCCCGGCGACGACACGCCCGACGCGGTGGACCTGCTGACCCTGCAAGAGGGCCGGGCCGCCGCCGAGACAACCGCCGCCGGCGAATAGGAGAACCCCATGCTTGTGAAAGCAGCCCCCGGCCTGCGCGTGCCCAAGGAGGGCAAGCCCCGCCAGTACATCACCGAGACCGACGCCGTGACCGTGCCCGAGACCGCCTACTACCTGCGCGCCCTGGCCTGCGGCGACCTGCTGCCGGCCACGGCGGCCACGGTCAAAACCGCCAAACCCTCGGCCGCCAAAGCCGCCACGGAGGACTAGTCCATGGCCAGCCCGAACATCAGCTTTGACAAAATCCCGTCCAGCATCCGCAAGCCGGGCAAGTACTTCGAGTTCAACACCTCGCTCGCCGTGCGCACCCTGCCGGCCAACGCGCAAAAGGTGCTCGTCCTTGGCCAGCGTCTGCCGTCAAACGAGGGGGGCGGCAGCGTGCCGGCGCTTACGCCCACGCTGGTTTTCAGCGACGCCGAGGCGGGCGCATGCTTTGGGGCGGGCAGCATGCTGCACCGCATGGTGCGCGCGGCCGTGAACGCTTACGCCTATGTGGAATTGACCTGCCTGGCCGTGGATGACGCCACGGCGGGCATTGCCGCAATCGGCGGCGTGGCGCTCACCGGCCCGGCCAGCGGCTCCGGCGTGGCCACCATGCAGGTGGGCACCGACCTGATCCAGGTGGCCGTGGAATCCGGCGACACCGCCGCCGAGGTCGCAAGCGCCCTGGCCGGGCAAGCCGCCCAGCAGCCCGATCTGCCCGTGGCCATTACCGCCCTGGAAGGACAGGCGGGCGCGCTCACCATAACCGCCCGGCACAAGGGCGGGCTCGGCAACAGCATCAAGCTGGCCTTCGCCTGCACTGCTTCCGGCGTTGCCGGCGTGGTCACGGCCATGACCGGCGGCGCGGTCGACCCGGACATCACCGAGGCGCTGGCCGCCGTGGCCGGGGCCGGGCACACCATCATCATCACCCCGTACACGGATGAAGCCAACCTCACCGCCCTGCGCGCGCACCTGGAGTTCACCGGCGGGCCGCTGGAGCAGCGCGGGGCCGTGGGCGTGTACGCACTGGCCGGCACCCTGGCCGGGGCCACAACCTTGGCGGCCAAGGTCAACCACGGCCGCGTGCTGGGCGCGCTGTTGCGCGGAGCGCGCTGCCTGCCCTGGGAAATCGCAGCCGCCCTGGGCGCGGTGGTCGCCAGCGAGGAGGACCCGGCGCGGCCGCTGAACACGCTCACGCTGGCCGGAATCGACGTGCCGGATGTTGCCGACCGCCTCACCCGCACCGAGCAGGAAGTGCTGCTGCACAATGGCGTAACGCCCCTTGAGGTTGGGCCGGACAACAATAGCGTGCAGATCGTGCGCGCCGTCACCACCTACACCGTGAATGCCGAGGGCGTGGACGACGTGGCCCTGCTGGACCTCACCACCATCCGCACCCTGGACTACGTGCGTAAGGCCGTGCGCGAACGCATCACCTTACGCTTCCCGCGCTCCAAGCTGTCCGCCCGCACCCCGCCCGCCGTGCGCGGCGAAATTCTGGACGTGCTCATCAAGCTGGAGGAGCTGGAGATCGTGGAAGAAGTGGAGGCCAACAAAGACGGGGTTGTGTGCGAGCGCGATAGCCAGAACGTGGACCGGCTTAACGCCAAGATTCCCGCCGACGTGGTCAACGGCCTGCACGTCTTCGCCGGCCGCATCGACCTCTTGCTGTAACCTAAAGAACGGAGGCCAGACATGGCGTTGAAAGAATACCTTGGGGCCATCATCCTGGAGATCGACGGCACCGAATACGAGGTGGAGAGCGTGGACGTGGAGCACAAGCCCAACCGCTCCATGGTCAAAACCATGAACCGCAAGGGCAAGCCCAGCGGCTATTCCGAGGGCGTGCACGAATGGTCGCTCAAAATCACCGCGCCCATTCCCGTTACCGGCGCGCTGGATTGGGACGCCATCAAGGGCGGCAAGCTGACCATTTTCCCCGTCACCTCCAGCGGCACGCGCACCAGCTATCTGGACTGCGTGAGCATGGGCGATTCCAAATCATTCACGGTGGGCAGCGAGGCCAAGGTGACCGTCACCCTCGCCGCCTGCGACGAAATCAAGGAGTAGAGCATGGGACTTACGGAAACCGGCAGCCTGAAATACGGCGTGAAAGTGGAAGGTGTGTGGCACAAGAACTTTGAAATGCGCGTGGCCACCCTGGCGGACCAAGAAGAGGCCATTGAAGACGCGGGCGAGGGCGCGAGCGCCGCCCGCATGCAGCGCTACCTGTGGGCGCGCACCGTTGTGCGCCTGGGCAGCCTTGAGCCCAAGGCCATTACGGCCGAGTTGCTGGGAACCCTTGAAAGCACCGAGTACGGGCAGCTGGCAGCCGTGGAGGAAGCCCTGCGGGGAAAGCTCGCGGCCGCGAGCAGCAGCTCCGCGAGCTAAGGCTCGCCCAGCTGGTGCTGACGCGGCACGGTTTCAGTTTAACGGATATCCGGGGCCTCACCATACCGGAAGTGGAAAGCTACATTGACCTGCTGGCGGACATGACCGCCGGAAAACTTGGCGGCGCGGGCAAGAAGTACGTGAACCAGCGGCTCTTGCGCAAGAAGCGCAAGCGCGGCGCATAAGGGCGGACAAATGGGCGACATGGAAATGCAGGTCACGCTGAAATTGCGCGACCAAATGAGCGCGGAAAGCGCCAAGACGCTGGAGGCCCTGCGTCAGGGCGTCAGCGCCACCGCCACCGCCTTCGTCCAGTCCGCCAAGGCCGGCCGCGATTCCGGCCGTGCGGCGGTGGAGGCCGGCAAGGCCGGGCAGAATGCGGCCGCCCAGGCCACAACGGCGGTGCAGCGGCAAACCACCGCCACCGAGCGCGCGGGCAAGGCCACCCGCGACCTTGCGCGCGACACGGCCGAGGCTAAGGCCCGCGCCGAGGACATGGCCAAGGCCTGGGCCGACCTTGGCTACAAGGAGCGCAACGTCATGGGCCTGGCGGCGCGCATCCGGCAGGTGGACCA